GATCGCTCAGAGTGTGAGGGTGAATTCGCGCGCAAAGCCGCGCCCGACCGTGCTCGACATTTGCGAGACGCGGCCGTGAAGGCTCGTCAACGGTGATCCAAAGTCAGCGAGTTCATCGGCGCTGACATAAAGTGCCGACGGCATGGCGCATGGAATGCTGCGCACCACGGATGTGCCCGAGAGAATGTCGAGCGTGTAGGCCTCGAGGTCCTCGGCAAGCGGCACTTCGACGACCCAGTTGTCGCCGTCGCGGCGCGTGCGACGAATCCATGACACGCGAATGCCGCCGGCTTCGCGTACCGCCGTGACATGCACCGGCGACAACGGCATCAGCGCCGTCGCCTTCGGCGTCACGGTCAGCGACAGCGCCGAGGGATCGTCATGGCTGCGACCGGTCGCCACGATGCGCAGATCGATGGCGCGATCCAGCGCATCGAGCCCGCGTGCGATGGTCACAAGATGATCGTCCAGCAACACGAACGGCGAGCCAACGGGTAACGGGTCGGCGATGGCATGATCACTCCCCGCCTGTCCGCGCAGCAGCTGCGAGAGCCTGTAAATTTTGTCATCAACCAGTTCGGCATTCACGAACTGCAAAATCTCCCACGTTCTCGCCGCGTTGAGCACAGCCGCGACGTTCGCGCCGCCCAGCACCCGCGCCTCAGTGACGGAAGCGAGCGCGCCGCCGTAAAGCATCACGCGCGCGGCGCTGCCGCGATCCCAGCAGCCGGTGGGACCGGCAGGCAGCGCATCCAGCGTCTCGCCGATCACCGACGGCGCAAAGGCCGTCGCCGCTTTCTCAAAACTCAGGCCGTCGGTGGAGCGCCACACCGTCACCGATCCCGGCCAGGGATCGGCGAAGATCGCCAGCCGCGTCAGCACCGGAGGCTCCGAGACATCGATGCTCGGCAGATCCAGCACCAACGCCTGCACCGGACCCAATGCCGGTGGAATCACAGGCGGCTTCACGCGCGGCGCGAACAGCGGCACGGAAAACACTTCCGGATCGATGCTGCGCGCCTTGACCTGACGCGACGTCGTATCCACAAGTTCAGAAATTTCGAACAGCCGCCGCCGCGCGTTGATGGTCACGCCAACCACATCGCCCGGCGTCAGCGCCAGCGCCTTCATGCCAAGCGACAGCGCGGCGCTCTCGCGACCGGCCCACAGATCCTGCAACCAGATGTCCGCGCGCCGCGTCGCCGAGGCATCGTCCGTGACCACGGCAAAATCCGAATGCAGTGTGCGGTTGGAGCCGCCGACCAGCCGCCGCGATGTCACAGCGGAGCGGCGATAGTCCGCAGAGCCATCCGTGAAGCCGAACGACACCTCGCGCGGCAACTCAGTCTCCTGCCCGCGCGTCAGCCGCGCCAGCGCATCCTTCGCGTTATCGACAAGATCGTCTTCCGAAAACTCTGCGACCGGCGCGGCCCCGCGCTGGATGAAGGTCAGCTCGCCGCCCGCAACAGTTGCGTCGAATCCATAAGCCATCGCCAGCGGATCGATCGCAGCGCGCGGCGACATCGGCCGGTCGATGACATAGCCGTCGCAACTTTCGCGCAGGCGGTCCGTGCGGGCCTCTGTTACATCCGCATCCTTGAGAATCGTACCCACCAGCGCATCGAGCGGCGCAGCCCCAAGCCGCCCGGTCAACCAGTGTCCCGTCTGCCAGTTCGGCCCGTCGCTCCAGACATCGGTGGCCGCCGGAAACACCGGATAAGGCCGCGCATCCCAGGTCCACAGATGCAGGCCGGAAACGTCGATCATCCGCCCGCCGTAGACCGGCGAGATCGGATTCAACTCATCCGCGCCAAACTCCGGATCGAAAGCGGCAATGACGGTTTCGATGTAGCGGCGCTGGATCAGGTCATCACGCTGGCCGTTCGAGAAATATGGAATCGTGCCTTCGATGGACCGCGCGTCGGGAAACGCGCTCGGCTGGTTCGCGCCTTTGTCCACCGCAGGACAACCAAGCTCCGTCAGCCAGATCGGCTTGATGCGCGGCATCCACGCCGTTGTGCTGCCAAGCTCGACACCGCCGACGCGCTCGATGTGCGGGTTCGCCCACCAGTTCCACACATCCTTGGCGCGATAGATCCATGGCTTGCCGAGGCCGTCGGTGATCGGCGCACGGTCCTGCGCGGCGCGTGCGGCATCGTCGGCGTAATACCAGTCATAGGCTTCGCCGCCGTTCAGGTTCGACGCAAGATAATCGCGATCATGAATCGTCGCGGCGAGCGGCGCATCGAGATGGCCTGCATCGTCACGCCAGTCCGATAGCGGCGCATAATAATCGATGCCGATGGCATCGATGGCGGGCGACGCCCACAAGGGATCGAGCGGAAAGCGCACTTCACTGCCGATGACATGCGATCCGTATTCGGTCCAGTCTGCAGCATAGGTCACGACAGTGCCTGCGCCGACGACAGCCTTTACATCCGAGGCCAATGTCGTCAGCGCCTGCACCGCCGGATACACACCCGATGCCGAGCGAACGCGCGTCAGCGCCTTCAGTTCCGAACCGATCAGGAACGCATCGACGCCGCCGCATGACACCGCGAGATTGGCGTAATGCAGGATCATGCGGCGGTAGTTCCAGCCGCTTGGGCCGCCGGCGGAAAAGAAACTCGCGACTTGCGTTGCCGCGGCGCTCGTTCCGTCCGGCGATCCGCCGACACCGGGCGCGGGATGGCAGGTGATGCGCCCGCGCCAGGGATAGGCGGGTTGCGACGCCGCGCCGGTCCATGGATCGGTCAGCGCGTTGCCTTCGGGAATATCCATCATCAGGAACGGATAGAGCGTGATCTTCAGTCCGCGCGCTTTTAGTTCCGCAATCAGGTGCCGCACGCTGTCGTCGGACGGCGTGCCGCCGTAAGCCGGGCGTCCATCGACACTTGAAACAACAGCGGCGCTTCCCCGGCTCAGCCCCGCGACCGACCATGTCCCGCCGGACGTCACCTTGATCGCATTGTCGACGCAGGGCCGCACGCTGCAATTGCCTGCGCGCAGATCGTTGCCGAACCACGCGACCACAATGGCGACGCGTTCGAGATTGGGGCATGTCGCCTGCAGATCGTCGAGCGAAGCGATGACGTTGGTTGCGGCGCTGGTGACGTGGCGATTTTCCGGTGCGGATTGTCCGGGGCCGAGCACGCGCACCACAGGCGATGTCTCGTAGCCAAATTCCGTCGCGCCGGGGATCAGCGTCACAGCGCGCGTCATCTGCTCGAGCTTGCCGATGGGCCGCACGATCTCAAACGAGAGCTGCGGAATCCGGTTGCCGAAATCCGCCAGCGGCAACCGCTCGAACACGACGTAGGCCAGCCCGCGATAGGCCGGTGCGTTCTCCGCGCCCTCCTTCGCGACAATCAGGCCATCCGCCACCTGATCCTCGCTGCCGCGATGAACACGCACAGTGAGGTTGGCGGTGTCGAGCAACTTGCCATCGGCCCAGATGCGCCCGACATGGCCGATCTCGCCCTCGCAAAGCGCCACCGCGAAGTTCGCATAATAAGAGTATGTCGTCGTGGTGACGCTGCCGCCTCCGCCAACGAGCCCGCCCTTGCCGCCCGCGCTGCCGCCCTCGGTGCGCGTGGAGACGACTTCCTCCAGCCGTGTCGCCCAGATCACCTGCCCCGAGAGTCGTGCGCGCCCGTAAACGCGCGGGATCGGCGCACCTTCGGTGGACGCCATGACATCGAGATCGGCCAGGCGCGGCCCCTGCACGCTGCGATCCTGCGCGAACAGCGAATGATCGATCACATTGCCGATCAGCGCACCGGCGATCCGGCCCGCGATGGCGCCCGCAGGACCGAACACCGCGCCCGCCGCACCGCCCGCGACTGAAAGAACGAGAGCTGCCATCAGTCAATTCCCGGAAAGCGAAATGCAAAAGCCAGCCGCCGCTGCCACCAAAGTGACAGCGCGACTTCGCACACCGCCGCGCCGTCGTGAGCGTGGATCATGGTACCCTCGCCGGTCGCAATCGCCGCGTGCTTGGCGACAAATCCCTCACGCCAGCGGAACAGCAGCACGTCGCCGCCGCCGATCTCATCGCGCGTCACCGGCGCGAGATGGCGCAGCGCCGCCTCAGCGAGCGTCTCGGCCCCCAATGATTCCGCCCAATCCGGCGCATAGGGCGGCGGCATCTCGGGTTCGGAGCCGACGCAATTGCGCCAGATGCCGCGCACCAGCCCGAGGCAATCGCAGCCAACGCCTTTCAGCGAACCCTGATGGCGATAGCGCGTGCCGATCCATGTACGCGCCTCGGCGACTATGGCCGCGCGGGTGAAAGGTTGAGTCATTGATGTGGTCCTAGATAAAAATTGTCATGGCCGGGCTTGTCCCGGCCATCCCGATCACTGTGCACTGTGCTCAATCCATCGAGATCACCGGGACGAGCCCGGTGATGACAATCAAAAACTCCAACTCCCCGCGTGCTCTGTCGGAACGACCAAGGAATTTCACCCCGCCATCGACCCGCCGTCATTCCCCGCGCCTGCATCGGGCGAAGCGATGACGAAGTCATTGCCCGGAATATGCGGGAAGCCACGAAAGTTGACCGCATTGGCAAATCGGTCGCGGCAGGTCGCAAAGCGCTTGTCGCATCCGGCAGCGATGACGAAAGTGTCACCGCTTGCGATGACTTCCGGCATCGCCTGCCACAGCGACAGCCGCGCATGGCCGGATGCCATGCGATGCTCCTTGATCTCGACCGACAGCCCGTCGTTCGCGCCCGATGTCCACATCAGCTTGCCGCCGCTGAAAACACCTTCAGCAAACGCATCGAGCGCAAGAGCGATAATGGTGGACGTTGACTCCACGGAAGCCACGCTGCCCTCTCCTTGCAATCCGGCGGCAACCAGATCGAACCGGCAGCGCGCATCGCCAAGATCCGCGCTGCATCGCACGGTGAACAGCCGCCCGCTTTGCTGCGATAACTGGTCCGCCAACCCGCGCAGTTCGGCGCTGAAGGCCTGCCCCTCGCGCTTCACCTCGCCGAGTGTCGAGCGCGCCATCAGCACACGCAGTGAGACGTCGCTCCAGTCCACCAGCCAGGTCTCGACGCTTGCGGCATCGTAGCGGCCTGCGGCGAGATCGCTCTCGTTGAGGGCATCATCCGAAAGCGCGCCTGCGACCTCCGCGCCGTCCACCGACAGGTCGAACCGGCTGGCGGCCTCCGATGGGGTGAATCCAGTCCCTGCTCGATAGATGACGCCATCGACCAGAAGGTCGTCATCATGATCGGTGAAGCCCTGCACCACGCTATCGCGCCGCGTCAGCTTCCAGCAATGCGCGAGCGTGGTAACGCCGGTGTCGAGCTTCGCCTGCAGAGCGGATGGAATGTCCCTCATGGCCGGATCTCCACCAGCGGAATTTTCGGAATCGCGCCCGCCGCAAAGGCCGACAGATCGACCTCGAGATAATCGGTGTCGAACCGCACCGGCACATCGAACAGGAAGCCCGCAGTCACGGCAGCGCCGCTCGCTGGAATATGCCCGGCGAGAAATGTCACGATGCCGGTAGTGCTGTCGCAGGTGAACGCCGTGCCGGACACGACCTCGCTTCCGGCAACGGCAACACGCACGCTGCCCGGCACAGGCTTCGAAACCGTGCGCGTATAAGGCGCATAGGTGCTGCCATAAGTCTTGGTCAGTTGAAACGTCGCGCGGGTGCCGTCGCCGGTGCCCAGGGTCTGATCGAGCGGCGAAATGTCCGCCGTTGGCGCAGCGGATGAATGATCCAGCCGGTCGCGCCAGCGAAAGCCATAGAGCTGCCCGCGCCGCTCCTCGAAGAACGCAACCACCTGCTGCAGGGCATCGAGTGTCTTCACGCCATACCCTGCATCGAAGCGGCGGCGCGAATGCGCCCAGCGCGCATTGCGCTCCTCACGGCCGGAGCCGAACGTCACGATATCGGTGCGGCGTTCCGGCCCGCCCGCGCTTTTCAGCGCGATGTCGAGCGGAAACAGGATTTCATGAAAGCTTGCGGGCATGACGATGTCCGGTTGTGAAAAACAGCACGCGCCGCATCTGCGGTTCACTCCCTCTCCCCGCTTGCGGGGAGAGGGTTGGGGTGAGGGGCAAAGGCGTTCGCGTAAAGATGCCCCTCACCCGCTCGCCATGCTCGCGACCTCTCCCCATAAACGGGGAGAGGTGAAAATTACAAACTCCGCTGCCCGCGCGAGACGGCGCGTGCGATCTGGCCGGTGATGTAGTTTTCCGAACGGCGAAAGCTGTCGAGATCCGGCGTCGCGATCTGAATCGTGACGGTGTTGCCGCCACCGCGTGACGCGACGCCGAGCTTGCCGTCCGGCCCGCGCGCCAGCGGCATGATCGCCTCCGGTCCCGCTTCACCGGCGAGACCGACGCCGCCCTGCATCAGCGGAAAATATGTCGGCGTGCCGATGACGCCGCCGCTCGCGAATGGCTTCACCGCGCCAGAGGCAGCGGCAAGAGAAACGCCCGCCGATGTCCCCGTCCCCGTGAGGCCCGAAAGCAGGCTCGACAATCCACCCGCGATGCTTTTCTCGAGCGGCTTGAACGCCAGCCGCACGGCCATGTCGGACAGCCGCAATGTCAACGACTTCAACACGTCATCGAACTGCTTGCCGCCGACCACTGATGCGGCAAATGCGCTGGTCATCGCGCGCGAAAACGCCGTGGCGCCAGTCGTGAGTTCGCGTGTTCGCGACCCAAGCGTCCCCAGCGTCAGCGAAACGTCATCGCCGGATGAATCGAGTGCCATCGTTTACTCTCCTGAACGCTCGTCGGGAAATGCCTGCATCAGCGCTTCAAACGACCCGCGATCCATTGGTTCATGGGCCGACCCGCGCACCGCCGCGACTGCACAGGCGAGCTCACGCGGCGTCATCAGCCAGAACTGCTGGGGCGGCAGGCGCAGTACGCCGAGGCCGAAACCGATCGCTTGCTCCCAGGGAAACGGCTTCATCGCATCTCCTGGACCGGCGCATCATCGAATGTCGCCGCAATCAAGTCGGCGGCGATCCGCACATAACCCGCTGCGCCGCCGTCGGCGGACATCACAGCGACTTCATCGTCGGTCACGCTCTCGCCCGCGCCGCGTAATCCTGCGCCGATGATCCGGATCAGATCGCGCGCGGACAACCGACCGCTACCGAACCGTTCGGCAAGCGCCACGAGATCGTTTGCGCCGAAGGCAGATTCCAGTTCGGCCAGCGCGCCAAGCGTCAGCACCAGCGTTCGCCGCCTGCCGCCAAGATCGGCGGCGATTTCTCCACGATGCGCATTTGCCATGGTCAAGCTGCCGTAAACGTCAGCGCGCCCGCCGATTCCAGCGAGAGATCGAACGCCACTTCGCCATTGTGCTCGCCGGAAAACTCCAGGCTCGAAATCTGGAACAGGCCCTCGATGGTGCCGAAGTCCGGCACAATGGCCTGACAGGTCTTCAGCACACCATCGAAGAACGCCTGGCGCACCATCGCGTCGGAGGCCGCATCCTTGAACAGGCCCCTGCCCGACACCGACGCGCGCTTCACGCCCGCGCCAGCCAGCAGTTCGCGCCATCGCTCGGTCGACTCCGCATGAGTGACGTCCACAGTCTCCGCGTTGAACGCGATTCTGCGGCTGCGCAAGCCGGCAACGGTGACGAAGCTCGCGCCGTCGCTCATCTTCAGCAACAGGTCCTTGCCTTTCTGGGCGGCCATGATGTTCTCCTTAAACCAATGGTTCAGTCACCGCGCGAAAGCGCACCAGCGCGTGATAGGTGCGACCGTCGGATTCGCGGCGGATGTCGGCAATGGCAAAACGCAGGTTGACCAGCCGGTGCCCGTCGGGTGACAGCGGCGCGTCGTCAAGCGCCTGCAGCAGCGCGCCCGCGATCACATGGGCCTCGCGATGGCCACCCTTGCGCGACCATGCGTGCAAGGTCAGCTGATGTTCCTGCGTCTGTCCGCCATCGGACGAGGCATCGGTCAGCCGGGCTTCGCCGAGCGTCACATAGGGAAACTCAGCATCGCGTGGCGGTTCGTCGTACACCCTGCCGCCGCCGAGCGCCGATGTCAGGGCCCCGTCCGCCAGCAAGGCATCATGGATCGCGGCGCGTAGTGCTACGTTGGCTGTACTCATGTCAGATATCCACGTTCAGGAAATGCGAACGTCTGCCTCGATCTCGATGAAACGGCGACCTTCGCGTTCACGGATCGCGACGATCCGATAGATCCGCGCGCCATCGCTGAAACGATGCTGCAGTGTCAGCGACAGATGGCTGCGCAGGACGATGCGGTAGCTTTGCGTGACGCCATCGGCATCCGCCGCCACATCTCGCCGCGCATCGAGTGGCGTCACTTGCGCCCACACGGTTGCGAATGTGGTCCAGGTGCGCACCACAGATCG